CTGAATAAAACCCAAAACCAAAAATAAACTTGATCTAACACTATCAAATATAGAGTTTATTGATGTCTACTCTTATAAATTTTACAGGATAAAGAATAGTAAGGGAGTTTAAGGGCGAACAACGTTCACCAAAGGAGGCACACCAACGATATACATGAAAGAAAAATCATCGCCTGGCGCGCGCCAGAAATCGGCAGTATTTTTGGCAGTAGCGGATATAGCTCCATGTGGTTGCATGAGTAAAACAGCAGGTGGAACATGACCACGCAAAACATCGGTAACAGACAATGGAGGAGCCGCATCTGAATCATAAGTAGTAGCTGGACTAATATGTGAAATGTTATAATACGGAACTTCTACTTCGGTCATTCCTTCCAATTGCTGGTCAATAACAACAGCAGAAGTTCCCATGTTAGTAAGACCATTAGAAGCCAAATTTGCCAATTGAACTGGTACACCATTAGCAAAAGCATTGACAACTGTATTGAAAGCATCCTGAACTGTATTAAAAAGATACATTATATTAAAATCTCCTTTGCGTGCTGCAGCAGAAGTAGGTGTGATAATGTTAGTAGCTTTAATGCGCATAGAACCTCGCCAAAAAGCGTAAATGAAATAATAATATTCGAACATAGCAAAGGTCTTGTGCGATGTAACCGTGGTAACTGGAGAAGGAACAGAAAAAGGAGCAATAATTGTCTGTGGATTAGTACTCGTCATGTCAGTAGAGAAAAATCGTCCAAAGCGTTTAATTAGTTGCCGAATCGACATTATCTTTTCACCAACACAGTGCGCTTCTGGAGACCAATTAGAGAAGATGGTGTGAGTGTCTATTGGCATAGGATGAACTCCATGTTGAGCATCATTCCTAGCTATAGCCTCGTTTTCGCCCATAACTTGTGCAACAATTTTTGGTGTTACAACTGCAGGAATATTATTATCATACTCCTGCTTTCGCTCTTCTTCTTTCCGGTCATCCGCAACTGCAGATAGTGATCCAGCATAAGGGACATATGAAGGTGCTGAAGGTGCAGCAAAAGTAAGATCTGGACCACCACTGACTTCAACTATTGTATCTATGGATTGGTACACGTTATTTGCTGCAACAAGTTGGTTTAGAACTTCCACTCGCACTATTCCAGATACTGCATTGAACATCATAGCATTGTTAGTACCCAACCAAGATGATTCCGGTCGAATACAAAACATCCAAGGACGAGAAGAAACGTAAGGAACGGTGAAAGATACTTCAGTAGAAGTTCGCAAATCCACAATGATTTTCTGAGTACGAGAAACATCAGG